CGCCGTTATTACTGCTTGGTTATGTTATCTAATTGCTTTAGGTTTGTTTATTTCAGCTATTTGGGATAAAGGTAAGAAAGCTCGTACTGCAGGAGCGATGGGATTTTTATTTGTAGGTACGGTTTTATTAATAGTACAAATTCTGCCGTTTAATTGGCAGGTATTATATAATATAGGAGGTATAAAATGACATGGGATGAAGCCAAAAAAATATTTGAAGAAGCTGTACAAAATATTACTGATCCTATGCAAAAAATAACCGCATTAAGAATATATAAAGAATTATTTGGCTTTGATGTGATAGCTAAACCTGTTTTTCATATTGAAACAAAACCTTTGAATGGAGAAAACGCTGGAAATAAATAAACGCTATATTAATATTTCATGGAATATAATATTAGATAGAAACGAAGCCCGAAAATGTAAATTACAAAGGTTTTATACGGTTCTTGAAAGTTATGTGTATGAAGACAAAGAGCATCATTATTTAGTTTATGATGTGTTCGGGCACCGCATTACCAATAAAAGAGAAGAAGAAAAAATAGTAAATTTATTTAAGGAGTATATAAATGCACATAGACAGATTTCATGAATTGGTTAAAGAAATTGATAAACATTGCTTTAATATACTCGGCGATCGAGGCAGTGTTTACACACAGGAAACTGACAGGCTTTCTAATTTCAAGAATGCAGGACGAATGCTTGGCAAAACACCCGAAGAAGCCCTTTGGGGAATGGTGGTTAAGCACATCATTGCAGTACAAGACGCAATATTCGAGAAAAAGGACGTTCATCTAGCTAAATGGCTTGAATGGATTGGGGATATAATAAATTATATGAAACTTTTATATGCCTTAAAAGTTGAAGAAAATGAATTATTTAATAAATCAGTTAATATAATGAAGCGATTAATGAAAAGTAGTATAAAAGGAAACATCGAGAAATGAATATAAGAAATATAGTTAAAAAATATTTAATAAAAAATAATTATGACGGCCTATATAATCCGAAGTTAGGATGTAGCTGTAATATAGAAGAATTAATGGATTGTGAATGGATTGATCAAGAGAATTGTAAAGCTGGTTATTATATTCCTAAAGAAAAGTGGACGATCGAAGAAATAGAGGATAATTGCAATTACGTAATAGGCGATTTACATGAATAAAAATGTAAAATCTTTAGATAAAAATAGGTGATTTATAATGAAAAAGTCGATATTTAGTACAGACTGGCCTGAAAAAGCTTTAAAATATTTAATGAGCAGTCCATCAGAAAATTATAGAGAAAAAGCCGAATTATGCCATCAATACATAGATATATGTCCTTCGATTATAATTCATTTTGTATTATATTATATGAGTTTTATAACTGATTATCTCGGACGCCATTTAAACGATACCGAGTTCATGGATATTATTAATGAGCACGCCGAAACAATCAAACTATTAAGAAAAGTAATGGAAGAAACTCTTGAAGAAATGCAGGAGAACAATTAAAATGTTTTTTCAGAGAATACCAATTAAAGGTAAATTTTACGTTAAATGTCCTTGTTGCAGGGGAATGCAATTACACGAAAATTGCATAATTTTTTCTGGTGGTCATAAAGGGTGGGAATGCACAGAATGTACTTATTGCTGGCATAATGGATGGATACCATTTAAAGGATGGGTTAAATGGTGGTTTTTATGGTTATTCAAAGGAGTTAGAAATTGTAGCGATACTGAACATAACGGATTTTATTTTTTTAAGAAAAAATTAAAGAAAATTGAGTGGGAATAATTAATGTTAATCCTTTCTATTGATATAGGGCTTGCCAAACCCAACGCTTATGCTTGTTTTTTGCATAATAAAACTTATACAAATCTTGAAAACGTAGGTGTCGAGGAAGGCATTTATGGTATTGAAGATAAACTTTCTATGACCGACATTATTGTAACCGAAAAACCTTACTATAAGAGAAATATAAAAGTATACGGGGATTTTTGGTTTAATATTGGTATTTTAGATGCCTTGTCTAAAGCATACGGATGCGATTTGATACTGGTTCGCCCGTATGATTGGAAAAATAAATTAAAATTAACAGCCAAACAAAAGCCCGAGGATAGACAAAAAACAATAGAATCTATTTTGTCTTTATACGGCTGGAAAGATCGTAAAGAATTAACTGAAGACGAAATTACGGCAATATTAATAGGGCATTATTATATCACGGAACAAAAATGTCATCAAGGCTAATTTCTTGTGGGCCATATTCAGTATTAACAATAAATATGGTTTTCCCGCCAAGTTGCTTTATTCCTGTTGCGATCTCCCTTAAATATTCTTCCATTCTTTCTTTAACTTCATTAAAACGTGGTGATTCCCTAAAATCTTGCAATAATTCCATTGTATGTCTATAATCTTCAGAAATTTTATTATAAGCATCTATACTGATGGTTGTTATACCATCTTTCAATGAAAACTTTATTGGAATACCTAGTTGACCCTCTAAATATTTAACCCTATTAATAGCATGTATATACCATTCTGCTACATCTTCATATTTTAGAAACGGCGGGCGCAATTTTGTAGGCTCATATTTAACGCCTACTTCTTTTATTTCCTTCAATTTAGCTGGTGGGATGTTTTCCTTTGTTATAGCGGCGGGTGTTAACTCTAATTCTGCTCCTTTAACTATAACTTTCATTGATTTTGTATTTGAAGTGATAGGAATTAAAAGTTGTCCACCTGGTAATCCTTGAATAATGTCAAGAGCTCGGCGTTGCATGGTTAAAATAGCCTGGCCGTTCTTATATCTAACTCCTAAATCTAATGCTTTCCTGAACCAATCTTGGTTTAATATCTCTTTAGGTATCATAGCTACCCAAATAGGTGCATCGACTCTCTCTGGAAAAGCGGTTCCTTTACCTCTATACGGTACAGGATAAGGAAATGTTTTATATCCGGTAGCAGATAAAGCAGATTTAAAGAGGGGATTAAGCATGCTAAATATTTTGCCTAAATATTCGCCCGTAGTTTTAAAGTCTAATAATCTATAAGGCAAAGGTAACGAAACTGTTACGTAACCGCTTTCAGTAGGTATAGCAATGTCTGAATGTTTATTTATATACTCACGTTCGAATTTAGTTTCGGGAATTCCAATGAGTTGCTGAACGTCGGCGTATCCCGAGCCGATTTGTTTTAATTTATACGTCTTAAATCCAAATTTAACCATATCAGGAATAACATGATACCACCATCTAAAGAACGGGAAGAACATTCCCCATTTTCTCATTTTAGCTGGAATATCGCTGTAACGATACATATATTTGTACGTAACATCGGGGCCGATCTCCCGTAAGGTTTTTAAAACCAAATCTTCGGTTAATGGGATACCTTTCTTAACTGCTGCTTGTAATGCTTCTTCAGTAGCATGAAGAGCCAAACCAACCCTGAAAGCGCCGTCTAAGCTGTCGGCTAATTTACTTGGTGTTCGCCATATTTTAGCCATTGTGGAAGATAGCTTACCTTGCTCAAAAGTTTCTCTTATAAACCTCATTAATACGTCAGCTCTATTACCTGAAATTAGCTCTGCTATACCTCTTGGAATACCAGCTTTCTGAGCTTCTTCGAGCAATTTTTCTGCACTTATACGTATCTTCTGACCACCAGCACGAAATACAATATCGCCTTCTTTTGTCATTACTTTAGCGCCTTGTATAACCCTCGGCGGTATAAGCGGTGCTGGAACACCTGCCCGATATAACTGAAAAAAGTCAGTTCCAAAATATTTAAACCACCATCTTGGGTTCCATGAAGTTACTGCCCCCATGAACGGGCGTTGCATTTTCATTAATAACTTGTATAAATAATCAGCGTCATTTGTTCCTAATTGAATTGTATCACGTAAAATAGGGTAAATTTCTTTCGGTACAAGATAAACAGTAACATTTGTAGTAGCACCGAGAATTTTTTTACTTCCAGGCTGGCTTAATAATTTGAATATCTTATCGGAAACTTCTTCTATTGTTTTGTCAGTTAATCCATCTTCGGCGACTTTATCTATAATTTCTTTTGCTATTTTCTTTGTCTTGCCACTTAATTTATTATAGTTTGCACCGAGTTCTTTTATGAAGAACCGTAACCGGTTATTAGGGAAATATAACTTATAGTTATTTAAAACGCCTTTATAGGCTTTATTTTTCATAACAGCTTTCAGCTCATTGGTAGATTTGATAGTAAGCTTTCCGCTTTTTATTCCTTTTTCAATTGCTTCGGCGTTTTCTAATAATTTCGTTAGTCCTTTGTAGTGTGGTGTAACTCTTACCACATCTGGCAAACTACGCAGTATCTTTTCACCTTCCGCTTGTAACCATACATTAATAGCATCGTTAGCATCTAAAAGCAATGCCTTGAAAACATTGTATTCGGCGGGGTTGGTTATTTTGTCGTTATAAAGAATTGCTTTCTCAAATTCTTGAAATACGTCTTTTGTTCTCGCATATTGCGATGTCTTTTTAGATGGCTTAAAAGCATAATAAATACCTTCATAACTGCCTTCTTTTCCTTTTATACGGCGAGGGAAATATTTTACTTTGTCTTCTGGAATAAAGCGGTAAGCTTCACTTGCTTTTTTAATTTCCTTTATTTCATCCTGAACTTTTCTTAAAGCTTCGGCGGTTTGCTTTGAGAAAATCCCTTCATTAACTCCCCGTTCTATCGAATCCTTAATGAACTGACGATTATCAATAAAATTAATATATTTAGATACGTGTTTATCATCTATTCCTATAACTTTTTTAACGTTTTCTGGCGTGAAAAATTCGTCTAAATTATCATATTTTCTTAATATTCCACGCCCGCCTTTATTTACAAACCAATCTTCGTACTGTTTCATACCTTTTTCTAATTGCCTTAAATCAAACTTTTTACCAGCCTTACGGGCGTCTTCTGATGCTAATTTTATAACAGGGTCAAGGTCTTTCGTTATTTTTATTTTCTTATAAACAGCTTCAGCCTGCTTTTGAACCATCGGCTTTTCGAAAGCCTTTACTGTTTCGGGTTTGATATTAAACCACCGCATAAACCAATGAGTACCTGGATAATTCCACAATAATTTAACTGCTTTTTGCCCGAACTTAGTTCCTTTTAATGCTTTAGAGGTTAACTTCATTCCAGCCGAAACGCCCGTTAGTTCCATAGGAGTAGGCATAAGAATATCACCTATAAGACCAAGACTACCACGAAATTGCCATTCTTGAGTTCCTTTAATGGCACCTTCCATAAAGGCGGCTTGCAAGGAAGGTTCTCTAACTTCACCACCATGCCTTCCCAGTATATAAACTTTTTTACCCTGTAACGCTTGTAAGCTATCATCAATTGTCTGTTTAAATATTCTTTGTATTTTTGTATTGCCTTCGGCATCGGGCGTCTTAAGATAGTCCATTAATTCGGTAACAGTAATCTGGGTAGGGATGGTAAAATATTTAGGTCTAACCTTTTTGCCTTTTTTAATTTCACCAGTTTTAATCTTTATGGCTATTTTTACTTTATCTAAATCTTCTGGACGGCGGGAAAAATAAGAAAGATGATCTTCGATAGTCAATCTACCCTTGCGGGGTACATCCATATAATAGTCTATAGCTATATCATCGTCAGTTGCTTTTTCGAATGCTTTGGCAGAAACAGGCGGAAGTTTTATTTTACCATCATTAACTAATTCTCTAACGAAATTCTTCTTTTCGAGTTCTAATAAAGTAAGAAATTCACCAGTAGCTATTTCGGGCGTCCGTAAAAACTGCCAGAAACCCTTTAATATTCCGCCCGCATTTTCGATAGAAGTAAGCTGTTCTTGGGTCTTTGTTTGCTTGCCATAGACGTCAAATATAAAACTCGCTATTTCTCTTTGTATTTCTTCTGAGGGTTGAGATTTGCCAAATACCGATTCAGCTAACTCGCGTTGTGTGGTTTCCGATGTTTTTTCTGTAGTAAGTCCTGCTTGAGTAGATAGAAATCCACCAAATACTAATTCAGCTAATTCCTTTTCTGGATTTATAATATTCTCTCTTGGCTTAGGTTCTTTTTGTTTTGATGAAACGCCCAACACTAATTCTGCTAACTCTCTTTCTACATCGCTCATTTGAATTCCTTACTTCCAGAATTTAAGTTTCTTAATGTATTCCCAGCCCGTTTCTAACATTTGTCTGAATTTACCACTTCTTTCAAGTTTGTCCATTTCTTCTGCGAGTTTTTTGACATCTTCTTCTTTAATTCCTTCTGGGTATTGTGGTTTTCGAGACTTTGGTTTAGTGGTTTTGGCAGAAGATTTCTGAGATTCAGGAATTGTTTTCTTTTTTGTAGATGATGGTGGTGAGCCGTAAAATAAACTCATCCGCTTTACGGCTTCATTAAGAGCCCCAATATTAGGAAAATCAAGACCAAATTTATCCCTAAGTTCCTGTAGTAATGCATCGGGATTTGTAAGCTTCGGATTGCGAGGATCGCTTAAATCATAATACTTAGCTATTGTTTCTCTTACTGCTTTAAAAGTATCATCAGAAACAGCGTAACCAAATTCACCACCAAGTGCCGCTTTTCTTTCTTCTTCTAGTGCTTTAATGACTTTTTGTCTGACAATTGGGTCATCAATATCACTTTTTGCCCGTTTGATTGCTACATTCAATTCAGCAAGATATTGAGCATTATAAGTTTGGAGTTGTTCTGCAGTTAGATTCGATAATGCTATGTCAGCATATCCTGCTTTTGCTTTAGCTAGTTTAACAGCATCATTAAGATACCCTCGTGAAAAATTAAAAGCCATTTCGGCTCTATCCATTTTTTCTTTCTTAGCTTTTTCGTATTTTTCTTGTCTAGCTTTATATATAGAAAGATAATCATCAATCCATTCATCTACTTCATCTACAAAATCTTTCCATTCGCCTTCTTTGTGTCCTTCAGCTATACCCAAAACAATATCTTCTATTAATTTTTCGTCATATAAGCTTGGGAAACTTTGCTTTACTTTATTCTTAACGCCTCTCAAAAATCTTTCATTAACTTTTAATGCACCTGGTTTAGGAGTTGGCTTTACTACAAATCTTCGTTCTGTAACAGTTTCAGTTTTCGGTACTGGTATCGGCCCGCTCACTTCTGGCGGAGGTGCTGGTGTTTCTTCTTCAGGAATAGCTCCAGTTTTCGGTATATTATAACCAAACTGCTCGACTGCTCCTGGAATGTTCCCATAAGCATAATTAATAAAAGGTGTTATATCAATTTCTTGCCCTAATACATCTGCCAGGCTACCCATTGTAACGCCACTCTCTAAAGCCGCCTGTCCTAATCCCCACTGTAAGCCTGCAATCTCATACGGAAATAATGTCTGCCCTCTTAAAAGATTCCAAAGTGATGTTGCAACTTGAGCTTTTTGTGCTGCTATTTGGTTCTGCAATTGTTCGGCCAAAAATTGATTTTGTATTTGTCGGGCTTTTTCCTGTGATTCCCACAATTTTGCCTGAGCGTCTACCATTTTTTTATAAGCGCTCGCCCGTTCTCTTTCTAATTCTAATCTTTGTTTTTCTAATTCTTGCTGTCTTTGAAACTGATACATATTAGCAAACATACCAAGCCCTTGCTGTAGTCCTGAAACTATTCCACTAAGGGCGGTCGTTAAACTAACATTCGGATCATAAGATATTGCCATTTTTATCCCTCCTTAAAAACCATAAACAGAGCCTAATGTCACTCCGTACGGGGAAAAAGCACCTGGATAAGTCGGAATAGGTGCTGAATAAGTCGTCGGTAATGTTCTATACGGTTGTGTAGTATAACCTGTCTGTTGCTGTTCTCTGCCACCGAATATTCCAGAAGTTCCGAAACCAGCAGCCATTAATAATGGATTTCCAGTTAAAGCGCCCGCTAATCCCATTGCTGGTCCCGCTATTTTACCTAATCCTCCGATTATCTGTGAAATCCCACTCGGCGCATAAGCTGGTAGTCCATAAGAAGCATTAATCGCCTGAGCTGCTGCTAATTGGTTAGCTATATTCTGTTGTTGTATTCCAGTAAGAGTCTTTCCTAAATCCTGCCAGCCACCAGCTACTCCCATAAGTCCACTTAATCTGGCTTGCTGAGCACCTAAGTTATATTGAGCTTGAGCTAATTGATTAGCTATGTTTTGTTGTTGTATTCCAGCTAACGTTTGACCTAATCCTTGGTATCCGCTGGCTATTCCCATAATCCCACTTAATGCAGCTTGGCGTTCTGCTAACTGTTGTTGTGGTATAAACTGAGCAGCGCCATACTGTCTCTGTAAAGCTCTTTGATAAGCATCATAAGCCTGTTGCTGTAACAAATTAGAAAGTGAAGAAGTGGCACGTCCCGTCATTCGTTCAGCTGCACTTCCCCGCAAAAGCCCTTTGGTCGCCGCCTGAGTTGCTACTTGAGGTAATACATCTCTTTGGAAACTTTCCAAAGCAGCTTGCTGATACTGCTGATATGGAGACCCCGCTACATAAGGATTAATTCCTCGCCCACTTAATATATCTTGCCAGTACTGACTGGCAGCCTGATTTAAAGAACCTTGTCCTATTCCACCTACTACTTCTCTAGCTTGTCCTAATAAATTTTCGATAGATGGTGTATAACCAAAAGTTACTGATGGAAGTTCTAAAGGACTTACTCCTATTCCTTGAGCAGACAGTCCCGCCTGTGTTAAAAGTCCTTCAATTGTAGGTGTGTATCCAAATGATAATCCTGGCGACTGCAGTATATTCTGATATGCCGTTAATGATTCTTGACTTCCTAAGTATTCAGGCTTTATCTTCTCCTTTTTCCAGAAGCTCATCTTATTTACTCCTTTCGAGAATTATATCTAATTTACGGTTTATTTCGTCAATTTCACGCCGTATATACTGAATTTCAGTGGTTATAGCGGCGTTTGATTCTTTAAGTTCTTGTACTTTCTCTTGATTGGCACGAGCCATAGCTTGTATATCATTTATGCGGTCAGCCTGAGAGGTTCGAATAACCCCTAAAGATAGGCTGACCGAAGCTATAACGACAGAAACTATGATTGCAATCCATCTAATCGCTATTTTGCCGTTGCCGTTTGACATATGCACTCCTACAGGTATATGGGTTTTATCATGAAATCTTTATGATGCCTCAAATCCAATTCCAAAGCAATCGTCCCAGGCGGGTCGCCCCGCATAGGTCTTGCTGAAGCATAACTATCAGCTCGCTTTAAATAATGTCCCGTTATTAAATGAACTCTCGGCCGAACTAAAACCATATTATTCCGAGTATCTATCTCAAAATATTCCGTTATATGAACTACATTTTTATGTGTGTGTCCCCGCATTATTATCTGAAAATTACCAAACATCCTTTCTATATCACGTTCCAATGTATTTAGAGCAAGTCCGCCCGTTTTATTGCTTGTATAAGAATGAACCGCATAAAATTTATACGCCTTTCGGTCACCACAAATTGAACCGAAACACTCCCAGCCACAATAAGGCATACCCAATTCATAACAAATCACGTCGGCAATATCGGTTCCCGATTCTTTAAAACTGCGCTCCTCATGGTTTCCTTTAACAAACCCTATACATTTATCGGCTATCGGTTTTAAAAAACTCCGTAAGTATTTTATCTGTTCATTAGGGCTTATTAGCTGTTCATAAACACCAGCGCCTATACTTCTTTTGGTAGCACATTCACAAAAATCCCCCATCCCAATCCAGTAACAATTCTCGCTCTTTATGTAGTCCCTTACTTCTTTCGCTTTCTTTTCGTCATAAGTTTTAGCGCCGATATGCAAATCGCCAAAACCTATAAGCTGAACTTTATCACTCTTAACATCAAGCTTTATGCAAACATATTCTTTTCTATTAACAGATAAATTCATCTTCTCCTTTTTCTTCCAGTTCCTCTCGGTGGAAGCTCAGAAATTTTATGCTTCTTCCAATTTTTGCCGAAGTGGCGTTTTAACCGCTCAATATCAGACAGCGGTTTTCCACGCCTGCCCCGAGCTGGTGGTTTCCTTGCCATTTTTGAAATCCTTACGAAATAACATTGTTATTTTTTAAGATTATTAATTATCTTTTCACCGCTTCTCAGCGTAATATAACCACCTATGCCTATAAATAATAATTTCCATAATTCTGGCGGCATATTGATGGCTCTATTTAATCCTAATATAGGATTAATAATATAGTTCCATGCCACAATAAAGATACAAACCCACATCAATATCGGGCGCCAGGCTCGTTGTATCCAGCTCTGTCCTTGAATTTCTGCAATAACCACATTTGATTGAAGCTTAGCAAGTTCTGATGTTATATCTAATATCTTTGAATATAAATCGGCTCTTTTTTCTGGCGGAATATCACCAGTTATGGCAGTCCGTATATCCTTTGCTAAATTTCCTATGCTTTCAGCAGTAGTTGATATTGCATTTGCTGCTGGTCTATTAAACAATTTGGATAAAAAACCCATTTTCTATTCCTCTGGAAATTGAATTATTATCTGTCTCTTTTCTTTCTTTTCTGGTTTTCTTCCTTTATTCTTCTTATATTCATGAATATTCTTAATAACTGTAAGCCTCTTTCTGTCCTCTATAATTAACATCTTAACTTCATCTACAAAGACTTTTACTTTAATAGCAAAAGCCATATCTTCGGCTGCAAAGGGTGGTATAGCAAGAGTAGGAACACCTACAATCTTTCCAGCCTCATTAATCAAAAGCCCACCCGAATTGCCGTAATTAATAGCAGCATCTATTTGATAATATTGTGTGCCTTTGTCATCAATCCGATCATCGCTTGTTATAATTCCCTTTGTTACAGTCCATATCATACCACGCGGATGCCCTATTGCATAAACCGTATCTCCTACAAAAACCATGTGTTCGTTTGCGACATCTTTTTCTGTAAAGTATTTTAACGGCTCATAAGGTTCTATTTTAATAACAGCAATATCCACAACCGAATGATAACCTACAAGTCTTGCGCCGTACCGATTTAAATCTTTTGTATATATATCTATTTTAACGGCGTCAGCTACCACGTGTTTGTTTGTTACGATATACCCGTCTTCGGTAACGAGAAATCCAGAACCAAGCGCACCGCTTCCGTTATCGTATTTGGCTATTATAGCTACAACTCCTTTCTGATATTCTTTAAGCCAGACATTCTGCGAATAATCACAAAATGCGCCCGCTGGAAGAAAAATAAATACCACCAGTAAAATTAAAATTAGCTTTTTCATAAAAACCTCCATCAGTCACTGTTGTTAAGCTCTTTAGCTACTTCTTTGGTCAAGAAGTATCGTATGTAATCTTCACACAATTGTTTAATTTTTGTAACCGTTAAAATTATTTTCTCTCCTTTTGACCATTTTTTATAAAGTTGCTGCTGCAAACGTTCAAATTCCGTAATATAAGATGCATCTGTCATTCTGTCAAAGCTCCTATGAAATTAAGTAAATCGTAATCATAAGTTTGTTTGCCATTAACATTATAAGCAAGCCAAGTACTTATATAGTCTTGCTGGCGCAGGTCAAAATGAAATCCTGGATGTTGCCAATCTGGATAATAACCAAAACCTCGCACTCCCATTTTAGACATTATTATATAAACTTCTATCGGCGAAAGCCCTACAAAATGTCCGTCTACCGCAAGCCCTTTATAATGATAAGAATTAGGACTGTGCTTACCCTGATTTATATCATGGATTATAAACATACCTTCTTGCCAGCCGTAAGAAAGTTTAGCTATCGTTACTGCCCTGTCAAGCCACCGCATAAACTTTGCATCTATTCCTTCAGCTTTCTCGAAAATTCGGCGCCCGAATATATCCCTTTCATTAATATCAAAATTATGAAGTTTTTTAATTTCTTCCTTAGTCATTACCCTACACCTCCTTAATTAGTAGGGTAAAATATTGGAGACGTCGGGAATCGAACCCGACTCCAGCAGTTACCGTTTTGGTCTTACTGCTGTCGAACCCTCATCGTCCCCGCCAAAACCTGTATAATTTATTGCTCCATCCGTAGTCTGTGGTATTATATATATAGGACAACCAGTATTAATTTCTTGCCCACAATATGGACATATTCTTTTATTAGAAACACAATTAGGATATGGACATATATATCTATTTGTAAAAGGTTCTGGATACATTACAGAACCGTAATGTGGACAATAAAATGTAGTAACAATAGTCATTTATTTCTCCTGTAATAATTGTAATCCGCCAGCTCAGGCTGACGGTGGCCTACCATCATTCGGTAGGGGATGATTAATTATCAAAAGCAATTACTTCCGATTTTTCCCAACCGCAATCAGCATTTATACAATAATATTCGATGTAGTGATAATCATTAGTAATGCTTTGTCCTATATTACTCACAATACTTCCGCACTTCGGACATCTTTCTATAAACTTTGGATTTTTCTTTATCTTAAATTCAGCTATATCATTCAATGCTTTTACAATTTGTATATTCATCTTAACTCCATTTTAGTCCAGATTAGGAATTGTTCTTTCTGTTTTTCTCTTCTAACGGTGCTTTTTCAATTGCCTCAATAAGCTCTATAATTTCATTCTTTTCGCCTTTGTGTATTTTTGCTAAAGCTACTGGAGATATGTTAAGTTGTATTGAACTGAGTAAATTAATTAGCAGTTGGCGTTGTTCCTCTGAATCTAAGCGCATTGAGTTGCTCCTGTATTTGTTTTATTTGTACATTCATTTTTTTAATTACATTTAGCATTACAGCTATTATACTATTCCATTCTATCCCATCTGGTTCATTATTTTCATTATACTTTACCCATTCTGGATTCACCTCTGCTATTTCATCGGCTATTAAACCATGAAATTCCCTTTTATCGAGCTTGGAATAATACCTTCGTGGTTTTAACTGCAATAATTTTTGTGTATCATCATCATTAATATCCTGAATGTTATCTTTATATTTTATAGACGAAGTACTTCTATAGAATACGCCTGCGGGACTAACTGCTATAAGAGCATTAGCTGAAGCAGTTGTAGTTGGCTCTGATACAATAGTCATTATAGTATGGCTTCCATTATATTCAAGTTTTAATCTATCTGAATTATTTGTTCTAAAGTATATCTTTTTCCCATTTGCCGCATTGATGTATGTATATCCAGTAGAAGATTGTAATAAAGCATAATTTCCAGCCTGAGAATGGTCTAATGTCGTATGCCCAAAAAAAGCATATGCAGTATCAGCTGGCCACGAACCAGTTTCGACCCTACCAATTATCAATTTGGCAACTGACCTATCAATGGTTAATATAGCATTAGTATTGAGTGGGTCATCAACATCAGCAGTATTAGCAATTTTAAAAACACCTGACTGACTATTATCTATACCAATAGTCCAAGTATATCCACCTTGACTTTTAAACACAAGTTTGGCATCAGCAGTGGGCAATATATTATATAAAGTTAATGCATTCCCTGAATATGGCAAACCTCCAATGCCGACATTGCCATCGTTATCTATTGCTAATCTATAAGCAGTATTAGTTCTATCATAAAGGCCTATTCCGTTATTTCCAACATCACCGCCTGAATACCATTCCCATTGGTGTCCTGAAGCCGAATTTTCCATCCGTACTAGTATTCCTATTTTCTTAACATGAAATCTTACCGTACTTAACACACTATCCTTATCAATCGTTACTCTTTCCGAACCTGCTGTAACGATATGAACCTTATTGTTATCATCTACATATATCTTTGTACTGCCGCTAGAATTAACTATTTTATCAGTTATAATACTTGACGGAATTCTTATTGAAACCCTACTATCGTCTGTACCTTCCATGTAAATGGTTATATCGGGGTCTGTTCCGCCACCTGTTACATTAGCATATATTTTTAAAACCAGAACATCTGTACTTGCCATCGAAACATCAGAATTAAGAAAACCGCTCACAATTACTTGAGTTTTAGACCCTTTTTGTATTAAATCAGAAGCAGAAGTTTCTAAAAGTTCTGTTTCGGTTCCGCCCGAATCTCTTTTAAAGAGCTTAGTATAAACAGTTACATTTTTTGTTCCATTATGCTCAATCCATATACTAACCACATATAAACCAGCACTTAGTGTGTCTAAATCAGGAATAGTAGGGCTTATAAATGACCAAAGTAAAGTACCAGTTCCCGTTACATTATTCTTAGTTAAACTCGTACTTGAACTTCCCGTCTCATTAAGTAACATATCATAATAACCACCTACAGCAGAAGACGGGTCATCCGTTAAAAATAAATTTAAGGTAGTAGCTGCCAAAGATGCATTAACATAATTCAAAGTAGCATATTTCTCGTTTATTAACTGGTTGATTTTATTACGGGTTTCGAATAATATCTTTGCTGTATTCGGATCGCTTATTGGTACTTGTTCCCTAAGTTGCTCAACCATTATCTTAACCCCTGTGGTTCAAAAATTAATTTAAACCCATAAATCTTAAAATAACGCCCGCTGAACTGCAGTCTGCATGTACGTCCTACATGATTCCAGCCAAGAATTTTCCTTTGCCGTCTGCTTTCGTTATTATTTATCTGCTGTACGCTCGAAAAATTACTACCACCATCGACCGAGATCTGCACATTTGTAACATCTCCTGCATCATCTGTTCCTTCATAATGAATTAACGTCTCTAAAAATCTGCACCAATTGTCTATTTCATCCCCTACATAGTCTTTGGTTACAGCTACAGCGTTTACATTGGCACCGTCTCCCGTTTTAATCGAAGGGTCTTCAATATAGACATATCCGTTTTCGTCTCCAAATACCACATCATCAAAAGCTCGGGCTTCTGAAAATGAATCTATTGGTTGTGTGTAACTGTCAATCGTTCCAGTTAGAGAATCGATTGTAGATGAAATTTTATAATTATAAGCTCCACTTGCGGTTGCCGATTTGTCTTCATAATACCATTCGCCCGTTTTTATATCATAAACCCAGCACTCATTTGGATAACTAGCATCCAATTTTGGTATAAAAATACGCCATTCATTATATCGGGGCGCATACGTTCCGTGTATTAAGTATTTCTTATTATAATCAAATCCATCAAAAAACGACGTTCTAACCTTACCTTGAGCTATACTCTTCAGCTCCTGAGTACCATCAAAAATTACAATATCGTCTTCTGTAATAAATCCGACCGTACCTTTTATATTACACCATGCATTACATATTGCTCCTTTTCCAGTAACTACACTCTTGAACATTATCGGTGTATCAGCATCGCCCGTAGGAAATGCAATAACTATTTCATCCGATTTAACTATCGCTATGTTGTCTCCAAAATCAGCTATAAATTGTATCTCTCCTTCAGTATTATAGAGTTCTTGATACCCGCTTGCTCCCGTGCCATCCCAAGTTTCAGCGTCTGCCGTATCACTCCAGATAACAGTATACGGCGTAGCTGTACCAGTTCCGCCACTTTGCACTGTAGAAATATTAGCAAACAGAAGCATTCCAGCAAGTTTATATACATGCTTTGCTTTCGGCGGGTTGCCACCTAAATCTTCAAAATAACCCGTAGTATCTCCGTCCCATTTTATCGGATAATCATCGCCGTTAGTTGCTATAAGCAAGTTCTCGTCATCGCTTGCATGATAAAACGATACGGCTTCCCACCGTTTGTTCAGCGCACCGTTATAAGTTTTACGCAATACATAATTAACACCTGATACCGACGGTGCGTCTTCCGCTAATGTAATTTGTGTAGAACTGTCTACAGTATCTACCTCATACCATGTACTAACTGAATCTATGTTATTTGTATTAAATCCAATATAAAGTGTATTAGTGTCATCCCAAGAAGTATTCCATGTTCCTCCAGATAAAGTAACAGTTCTATTCCCAGTTCCGCCCGTAGAAACTGTGCCTGTATTATACCGCCATGTTAAGAATTTAAATGTCGTATTAGTGTCATCCCAGTAATAAATGTCAGTTGTCGTAAATACTACAAGAATTTCCGTCCCGTCTACTTTTGTATGTTTATAACATAAAAGCGGTATTCCCTGCAATGCGCTACTTTGTAGTTTAGACCACCCTGGTATAGCTTCCAGTACGCCATCTCGAATTTTAAAATTTTTTGATGGGTACACTAATGCCCCATCAGGACACATATCTGGCGGTAAATCTGGATAATAACCTTTAAATCCGAATGAATTATATGCTTTCATACGCCTTCAACCATGTAAATGTATCCAGTAAGAACGCTTGCTATAAAACCTATAATAAAAGGTAAGTATGGTAAAAGCATTTATACTCTCCTTATTATGTTCTTGCTGCTGTTACAATTATTCTAAAGTAAACATAATAACCACTATTTACATTATCCATACATGTCAAAGTAAATGTAACTTTATTAGTACCAAAACTTACATTCGTAAAAGTCATATAGTTCTCACTCCATGTGCCCCCATTATACATAAGGTCATATGTATAATTAGCTTCTCCAGGATCTGAGGTACCAACTGCATATTTTATTATAAAATTCATAATAGCCGTCGGATTAAAAGAAAACCCCGTTACATCTACGGTAAATGTATGTTTTGTACCATTGCCAGCATGACTGGATTTTACTGATTTTGTTTCTATTTGCATAGCAATCACCTCGTTTCCATTTTTATCTATAATTTTACCATTAAAGGTTTTATCGCCATATATAGTTTGTGACGACTTACTAAGCCTCACATAGGATGAGCCATCAGGTATGTTATCTAAACTTACTGACCCCGTTCCTGTTAAACCAGCTATATGTTCAGCTTGCACTGCGTCATTAGCTATCTTTGCATTAGTAATTGCATCATTCGCAATACTATTAGCAGTTATCTGATGACTTGTGTTAACCCCAGTTACCTTTCTATAAGTAGAACCATCTGATAAATCATCTAAAGTCTTTCCATTGAAATATTTATTTGTAGAACCTTCAGGAATATTATCAGTATCTACATTTCCAGTACCCGTCAAACCAGCTATGTGTTCTGCTTTTATTACATCGTCTTTAACATCAAGATTGGCTGGCGTATCAGGATCAGTAACCCAGTTATCAAAAAATGTTATCATTCGTTTATATATTTCACTGCGAGTTTCTCTTATTTTATCATCAATAGTTGAAGCCGCATCAGAACCTGCGGGCTCTGAATTGAACGTACTATCCCACGATCTCATGGTGCCTTCTCCTTACTTTCTTTTAGTCTTGCAAAATATTTTTTTAGACTTTCACTAATTTTTCTTTTAGTTTCTTCGCTATGATGTTTTCCGTACATAGGATTGTTTTCACCACGCGTATTTTGACTTATTTTATCTCTGACTCTTAAGAGACCTTCTCTTATTCTTCTTCTGTGTTCTTCTGAATACTTTAATCCTTTATGTCCCTCGCTTATCTTCTTACGAACTTCGGGCGGAAGTTTTCGCCCAAGTAATTTACTTCTTCGTTTTTCCACCGCTTCACGTGGCATCTTTCTGCCTTTATTAAGCTCTGACATTCTTTTCTTGAACTCCTCAGAATGTCTTTTACCATAGAAAGGATTATTTTTACCTTTATTTCTTTCACTCCATAGTTTTCTGCGTTCTTCTGTCCACCAGTTCTTTATTTTTTCTTTAGCTTTCTCTATACTCTCCTTTGGTATTATATTGCTCTTAATCTCAGTCATTAAATTGTAACCATATTCTTTTAAATAACTTTTATATTCATTTATATATAACTCCTCCATCAAATCTAAATATTCTTTTACTAAAGGTACCGTAGGTGCTTCTACTTTTGTTAATATCTGCCATCCCCAATTTGGATATTTTCTAAAAGCACAATTAAAATAACAATTTCTGTGCTTTGCTTGATATTTATGCTCTATAACTCTTATTCTTAAACTACGAGCGGTTTGCCCAATATAAACTTTTCCATTATCCAAATTAATAGCCTTATAAATCAATCCAGTTGGCATTATTTCTCCTTACAAATATGGATGTTCTAAAAGTTTATAATCACCCTCTAGTTGCTCATGTTGCCAATCAAGAAGTTTCGGTACTTCAAATCTGTAAAATTCCCGTTCCCAAATTGCTATTAATCTCTCAATACCGAGCTGTTTTGCTACTAACATCGTAGCGCCAGCTATTATAGGTCCATCGCCGTAAACCTGACTTAATATCGCTTCGTCCGTATCGTCTGACAATTCGGTTTCTTTAGCATAATACCAAATCTTAACATTATAAGCATCATCGGGAATCGGCCGAAAATATATATATGGAGAATTGCTTACAAACCTTATCTCAAAATACTGTGGTTTGCCCGTACCAGAATCGTTATATTCTTCCTGAGCCATAGGATAAAGAGTAGTCCAGTCATCTCCATCTTCTACCGTTACGCCGTCTTTAACCACTCCGATAAATCCAGTAAGAGAAGAAAGGTCTATATATTCAGTATCGGCGGTCGTAGATACGGTCGTATTGTTTTTATACGGTCTTAATCCCTCTAATGGTAAATACTCAGTCAAAATTCTATTTATAGCGGTTTTTATCATGTCTTCTGTCGTAGTATCATTTACATCAGTTCGACCGATGTTCCGCCGAACTTCTGTAATCAAATCGGATAATTGCACTCTACTACCCCTTTATTTCTTTTTCTTTTTTCTCGATACTTTAATAGCATTTTTAGCAAAAACCGCCTGCCGTACAGTTTTAGTAGAGTATCGGTCTTTGTTTGCCAAAACATGTTTCGCATACTGTAAGGTCGTCATTCCAGCTCTTTTAGCTTTTCGGCTGAATTCACCTTTTGTTCCTTTTTCTTCCATTCTTTCGGCGGCGGCTTGCATCCACTTTTTTGGTCTTTTTCTTTTTGCCATCTTTGTTTCTCCTAATATCTTCAGGCTTTATTGTACCATGCTCAAGACCCTGCAAGAGCCTTAGAGCCTTTTTTGCATTCTCTACACTTCGGCAAACTTGTTTGAGCTCCCATTTGCCTGAAGCCTTCGTGTAGATTTTATTACCTATGCGTCTATAAGGCATGGTTCTTTCCCACCTTCTATGTACTCATTATAGACTTCAGCCATTGTTTTAACTTCATACGGCTGTTCTTTTAACCATTCAATAAAAGCCGCAAATTCTGCGCTATTAATAGAAGCATATCCCTCGCCGTCCAAACCATGAAAGACAATCTGTTTCCAGAATACCTGTTCCCTTCTTACCATTTGTCCTAAATAATAAGCATCACAACTAAACTGCGGCATTATCACACCAAATCTTGTCCAGTCAAACGGGCTTGGATAAAAAATCTTCGGCGTTATCTCATACGGATAAGCTATGATATACGGTCGCCCGTGAAGTTCTTTGATAAATTCATACGATTCTTTAAATTCTCTTTCGTAATTTCTATCCAAAATTCTGCTATGTGTAGCAGAATGGGATTGAACATCATGTCCCGCTTCTTGAACTTCTTTCCAGAATCCTATTTCACCTTTCTTTTTAGCCCAATCTGTAACGATAAAAAAACTTATTTTAAACGGCTCTGCTATTTCTATAGCCTTTTCACAGCTTTTCACAAGCCCGTCATCAAAACATATCGTAACTATTTCTTTAGGTTTTTTATCTAAAATCTCTAAAAGAGCTTTATATTCTTCTTTTGTATCAATATCACGCGTATAAATATCACACTCGTGCCATATGGAATGGTCATACCAAATCTTGTTTTTATTAGCCGTTAAAGGCATACCAGCCATATAATCGTAAAATTTCCAATCATAGAAATCTGTTTCAGTTAAGCATTCTATAATGAATTTAAAATGTCTCTCATCGTAAGCACATGCATAACCTTCGCCGTAATGGATTCTTCGCCCGAAAAATTTCAAGCCTTGAGAAACCATTATTTCTTTTATTGTGCGATCACTAAAGTAAACATCACCCCATAAAATAACCGTTCTGCCTTTCCAGAAATCTTTTGTTTTATACCATGTTTCTTCAGCCGATTGTGTAAACCCAACGTCAATAATCTTACAATCTACGTTCTTTTTTACCTCTTTAACAGATGTTGCTACATACGGCTCAACTCCGTATTCCCTAACCTGTCTAATCGTCCTGCATATCAAAGGCTCATTATCAATAAGCGCTAGGCACTTATTTTCGCCGTTCCAGCGAGTATTCTGACCATTAGCCATTATAATAACAGTTTTATTTTTCATACAAACACCCAATGTTTTTCGTGACCTACTTTAACTAACGGGTCTACCCAAATTTTAAAGCCAGCTTCTTGAGCTCTAAGGCAGAAATCTACATCTTCAGACATCATTCTTACTTGCCCGTCTTCGGTTTTATAGATTCTCTGTCTAAACCAAGGATAGCCCAATTCCTCAAAAACGCCCCGTTTAATTAAAGTAAAAGCCAGACCATTCCATGATACCGTAAAGGGCTCTTTTTTCATTTGAGCTTCGTAAACTGACAACTTACGACTTTCACCCGTTTTCATATTATAATCTACAGCACATGAATAATACAGCCCGCCCGTCGTCATAAAAAGCCCAGAAGCTATATATTTATCCAGCTTAATTAAGCGCTGGAAATGATGAAAATTAAATACCATATCGCTGTCAATAAATAGGATATAATCATAATCAAGCCCATCAAACGGTTTCGGGTTATCGTAATCGTCGGGCTTTCCCAGCAATTGGTTTCGACTTGTATAAATATCGGGGTCATAACCAAAATATACCCTCATTCGGTAATTTTCCCGCATCTTAAGCAAAAATAGTGTCCAGCATTCAAGAAATAAGCGGGAAAATTCCTTGCCAGGAATACATATTACCACCATAGGCGGCTTCTTTTCCATAACGGCTCCTATTTAAAAGGGGAGGGAAAACCCTCCCCGTTTTGTTTACTCACCTATAGCAATATAATGAATTGTCGTACCAGTTGTGGCTGTTGCAGCTGCGCCCGCATCATCGTAACCCGTAACTACTAAAGTGCCAGAAGTTGTATCGTAATCCGGTACACAATAAGCAACTTCATTTGCAGCCTGGCTATTTCCTACTGGCCATGCAAAAGCCACATCTATTCTAGAAAGCCCTGTAGTGATGGACACAGTTCCAGTGGTGGTATCTACATCGTCCTCACCAAAGGCTATTCTTTTTGCTCCCATAAGTTTAGTAAATGTAGCCATCAGCTAACCTCCTCTAATTTTAATTCAAGCGGGGTCGAAACCCCGCTAATTTAATTATTTATCAGCTATGAGCCACTCCTGTCGGAGCAGTTGCGTAGGTATCGATAGCGAAGACAGCAAAGTCTACGCTATTGAAGATAGCTCTTCTCAGACCCCAAATCAGATCCATACCTACTGAATGTCTGTTTCCATGGTCGCTTACTTCATATGTAGCTTTCGGTCCCTTACCCATTGCCATCATTAGAGCCTGTGCACCGCAAAGAATAGCTCTTGCCTCATCGTCATCAGCATTCTCAAGGCAGTTCTGGTCGAGATAAATCAGAACGCCGTCCCAGTAACCGATAAAGTTAAGCCCCGTAAAGAGTGGATTGTCCTTTCCACGAGGCATTGCTTCTCTCTGAGCTTGCTGGAATGTGGAATCCTGTTTGAGTGTAAATGCCTGTCTTGGATGTACGAACATCACAAAGTACTCTCCACCTTCAGCCTTAACTGGTCTGAATTTTGGTGAAGCCTGTACCGCAAGAGCTTTAGCCCTAGAAATCTCATAAACACCGAGCCAGTCATTGGAACCTATATCGCTGGAACCACTAAAGTCGGAAGCGCTTGCATCACCACCGAATATTAATCTGCTTGATGCAATTGCTGGTACGGTTTCTGGCCATTTTAAGTCTGTATCACCACTCAGCCACCGTATACAATACTCATCAATAAGAGAAGAAAATCTCATCGAGAGTATCTGCTTTCCGATGGAGAGCAGGTCTTTGGAGCTGTACATATCATCCAGATCACCGTACTTTACGAAAGCATCTCTTGTTCTGTCAAGCAGAACGTCATCGGTGTATGATACGAGCTTCTTTTCATTTCCAGAAAGCTCATCATTTCCAGTGATAGGATCACCTGTCATCTGCATGAACATATCAAAGTAAATCCTATCACCTTTATTTTTCTGTATTTCATGTTTTCTCTGTACTATGCTATTCGGCCCATCTCCAATAAACTTTCCAATATTGGAGATTTTAACGGCCTCGTATATAACCTGTTTTGCCCATGCGGCCTGCTTTTGGGAACTTCCCCATACGGTAAATCCTGTTGCCATATTATCCCTCCTGTCCTAATTTATTAATTTATCGATTTTATCGCAAGAGCCACAGTCCCCATCAAGCAAGCCCGATAAGTTTATCTCTCTCTTCAGGTCTTAAGCTTTCTATATACCTTGCGTATTCGTCCAAAGACATATCTTCTACATTCCTAACGGGCGTCTTACGGGCACCCGCACTCCGTGCTGTCATTGTAGCTGGTGGTTTCTGCTGATTCGCTAAGGATTCAGCAGTTTCTTTCTTTTCTAAAGTACTTGTCTTTTGAACTTTCAAGCCTTTAGCAAAAGTATACGCCAACTCAGGCGCACGCTCGGGGTCAGACAGAAGTACCTGTCTGAGCGTTTCATTCTCGTGAAGAACGGGCTGAAGCTCTTTAATTACCTCATCATAATCGGGATACTTCTGCCGAGCTTGCATTTCAGCAGCCATCAGCCTTGTTTGGTATTGTACTTGCTGTAACTGCTGAGCTTGAAGCTCCTGTGCGAGCCTCTGCCGTTCTTTTTCGAGAATCTTCTGAACATCCCCGACTGTAGCGTATTCATCAGGGCTTAGCTGTTCCTCAGGCTCTTGAGGTTTTTGCATTTCCTCAAGCATACGCCTGAGTTTTTCATTTTCTTCCCGAAGCTCTTTTCTTCTTTCTCGCTCTTCCCTTAAAGCCGCTTTGATATTCTGTAATTCTTCAATAATTTTATCTTCGGGCTTGCTTTGAGGCTGCGCCTCTTGCTCGGTACCTTCTTCCTGAAGTACCTCTTCTTCCTGAACCTCTTCCTGAGGTTCTTCTACTACCTGTTCTTCGTTTACAGGTACATCACTCATGTTACACTCCTTTGATTTGATTTTAACGGTCGTTCAGATAACGGAGCGAATTACCTGACTTCCGCTAATAACGAGACAACGCCCCGCAACACAGGTATTTTACTGCCCCTGTGTCATGGCAGCCATCTGTGCTGCTTGCTGGGCTTGCTGAAACTGTTCTTGCAAAGCAGCAAGTACTTGCTTTTTCTGGCTCACATCTGAAGCATTAACGAGCGCCTCTAACATTCTTAAGTTAGGAGGCATGCCCGCTTGCATTAACATACCTATTATTTCTTTTAATTCCACAAACTCGGCCACACGCTGGGTGGGCGTACTGGGCGTATCGGATAACGCCACATCATACCGCCCTATATCCACATCGCTTAATATTTGCTGTATTGCCTGCAGTTCTTCTGGTTTCATAGTCATTAAAGTCCCATCAGGCGCTATAACACGGGCAATTCGACTTGCATTATATACCTGTGGTATTAAAGAAAGTACTAACCTTGCTACAATAAGCCTTGCAAGCCTTAAATTATCCTGATAAGGCGTTATAGAAATAGCACCCGACTGCTGTTTTATAAGTAAAGATTTGCCACTTTCACGAGTTCCTACCGAAAAACCAAGCTGCGCTGGATTAATTCCCGAAATATACCTCAAGTCCTCTACATCCTGTTGCCCTGTCGTAAATAGCGCTGGATGAGGAGCTTCACTTCTCTTTTCACGTATTTTATTAAAGTCCAGAACCTCTATAATAACACCAGGCTTTGTTTGTAAATCTTGAATAGCCTGCTTATTGACAATATTATTTTTCGTAGTAATCCAGCCCGTATTCACAGAACGGGCCAGAATATCAAGCCATTGACTTCTTCTTTTGTTTATATCTCTTTGCGGGTCTTTCAGGTCTCTTATAATTCCCACCCAATCTGGGTCGTTTTCATCGCCAAAAGACGGCAAAAATTCGGGTGTATACAGAACATACGGAAAATACGGCGATTTGTACGGCGATTGAGCTTCTTCAAGAATTTCCTCACCGCTTAACACTACATAATAAACCTGCGGGACTTTCCGCCGATAAAGAGCATAATTACCAGATGAGATATAACGTTTGATAACTTCTTCGTCATCTTGCTCGGTAACCCTGTACATTTCATAATTCTGTTTATTTATTAAAAGCCGCTCAACTTTATATTCTCTGTACCAGCATTCTTTTACCTGATATAATTGCCGTCCATTAACTTTTCGTGTAGTATCGGCTGACATCTGAAGTTCATCAATATCTATATCCGGGTAAAGCCTTTTTACGTCCCGCTCATCGTACCAGTGTTCTACAAACAAATAGCGGTGGTCAAGCATATCAAGTCGGCGCCCATATGGGTCGACTTTTATATAGTATGCATCATCGGTCGTAATTTTTATGTCGCCAAGAAGATTAAAGTCATAATCCACATATACCTTAAACCAGCCCCGCCCGCATACTAAACCATGTTTATAAACATCACTCGAAACATAATCAAGCCGTTCTGTTCGCTCTATACCGTGCATTAGCCGAGTTAAAAGCCTCGCTTTGTCGTCATCCCCTTCTTCACCGACTGGATAAACCTTAATATTATAGCGAGTTCGCATCTCATAACCGACCATTAACCGTATCAAAGAGCGCAAATAGTTCAGAGTCAAAACCGGCCTTTTTAGCTTCTCTAATCGGGCTTTGTCGCTTGCATCCCATTGATCACCGTTATAAAAAGCCCAGTCTTCTTGTGCTTTTGTAGTCCAATCACTGTGTATCGAATCAGCTTCATTATACCAGTCTTGAATTTCGTTTATATCAGGCATTCTTACTCCTTAAACAGCCATAAAGCTGTAATCTTCTATTTCTTCGTCAGATTCAATCCGTATTTCGGGTTTTGGTGGATTAGATGCTACCGAATACCGCAAAGCATCTACGCAATGAACTGGTTCACGTTGTGGGTCGTCATAGCTCCATTGCATGAGTTCTTCAAATAAATTCGGTAAATTTTCTTTAACGAAAAAGAGTTTCGGTGCACCCCGCTGTCCCGTTAATGGATGCTTATGTTCGGGGTCAGGCCGAAGTTTCTCCACAATTAAATCTATGCCAATAGTAATCGAATTTTCCGCTGGTACTGGATAAATACCATATTCTCTGTATCTATCTACCAGCGTCGTAAATGTATCACCAGCCCCCTGTTCTTTTCGCCAAGCGCTTGGGTCCATAAATACCATATGGACTTTATCCATTCCACCCCACAGCTTTTTAATTCCTTCCGCATGTTCCTTTACTATTCTGTTTTTGCCGTAATATTCATTATAAATAATCCAACTTCCATGTGGGTCTCGAACAAATCCCAAAGCACCAGTAATACCAGTACTACCAGCAGGGTCAATTGCCACAAACTTATACCAGCTATCGGGAACAATAAATTTAGGTAATATATGATAAGGCTCAAGCTGTACAATCTGTCCGCTTATCGCTTCCCATTTGCCGTAAAGCTTAACTCTCTGCCATTCGGGCGGTCGCTGTAAGAGCGACTCTAAATAAGCCATGTTATTTGTTTCTTCAAAGAATACCAAATTATCAAAAGTAGTAGTTTCTATAAGCTCGCAATTTTTTAATTCACCTTTTTTGAACCATCTATAACACCAGTTATGCCCTCTGTCGGTATTTCCTACAAACATTCCGACTTGAGGCATTCCTGGCTGTCTGAGTCGCTCTATGATAAGTTCTACAATTTTCTCATCTAATTCCTCAGCCTGATCTATCAGAAACCAACCAAATTCAGGACCTCGATATAAACCTTCATCCGAAGTATGCTTAAAAAATACAATCGAACCATTAGTAAATTTAACCCAGTTTTCATTATTATTTATCGAATGTATAACTTTTTGTCCGTATGGCTTTCCAGAATCCAAAAGTTTTAAATGATCCAAAAAAATCTTCTTAGTCGACATCTCGAGCTCAGGGCTCGTATTTCGAATAACTACACCAATGCAACCTGGATAGCGTAAACAAAAATCTATCCCAAGAAGACACGCCGTAGTGCTTTTACCAGAACAAATACCACCGAAAAAAGCCCTGAACCGAGCCTTAGAATGTATAAACGCCGACTGCTTTGGATTTAATTTTATAATCTTAGGCTGCGAAACACCCTGTATTCCAGATTTCATTTTTTACCACAGCTTCCCTTTAAAACCAGTTTTGCCATAAAGTCCATAAGGGTCAGACCTTGTAGCTCTGGCTTTAGGTTTTCTTCTTTTCGGTTTCGGCAAGCCAGTTTTGGTTTTAACCCACTTGCCGTTTTGACAAACAAAATAATTTAAGCCAATCCATTTACCTTCACCCTCTCTACATTTAGCCATTCAGCACTCCTTCTATTTACTCGACCTCTTGTGCCCGTGCCTGAATTTCTTTAACTTTCTCCATGTACTTCTGAACTTCTTCTTCAGGCATTACCTGCACAATTAAGGTCTGTTTATTTGTCTGTACATTGATTTGAGTTTGCGGTCCCCGCATTTTATGTATATCAGCTAAAAGCTGAGTTGCCGACATTCTTACAGTTTCATCAGGAACTTCCGCTACAATTTCGCCTTTAGAAACTAAAGTTTTCGTAGCTTCAAGTCGTTTATTAATTTCCTGAAATAACCTGTCTTTTCCGAGCCCGTAGGCTTGAAGCATTTCTTCGGGTACCAGTTTCGAAACGTAACAATAATGCCGAGAAGCCAACTTCCTTGTGTACTCTTCCGTTCTCTTAAATCCGTAAACGTCACAATACGCCTTGTATTTAGCCTCATGTATAGGAAGCCCCTCTAAATGGTACCGAGCATAAAGCTCCATGAACCGTCGCTGTTTTTCTGTAAGCCCAACTTCGTCTTTTCTACGCATAATCTATAACAGTCCATTCTTCTTCTGGAAGGTGTGTTTCGTCAGAAATCATGTTTTCTAAAGCAAGGGGATCACAAGGGTACTCAATACATTCAACTCTCTTTCCGTTAAAAAGCCTGTGCCTTTTTCTCTTTGGTTTTTCCAGAAAAACATCAACCCAGTGTTCTTTTTTCATTCGCCAAGCTCCCTTTTCAGCTTCTCAACAGTTTTCTTAATTCTTTTCCTAACCGCAACTGCACTCAATCCCAATATTTCCCCAATCTCATCCAATCGGTACCCATACCTGTAGTACATCCTTAACAACTGGTATTCGTCTTTCTCTAATACCCTTCGAGCATCAATCCAAAATAACACTATGTCAGAGGTCATAAAGTATATTTCCCCTTTCTACTTAACATAGGGACAAACAATAAACCATTTTAACTTTTCTGTATACTTTTTTATAATATCTCACTTCCTTATAACATAATACATTTGTCTCCTTATGTGAATAAAAGTCCAGTGTCAAAAATGTCAAAAGTAACATTTCGGTCAGACCGTCGTGCGTGCGAGGAGTCATATAAGCCTGCTAGGGGGTACGCCTGGGGGCTTTTGGCTTGGGCTTTCGGGCAAAACGGGTTTTTGGTTTTTCTGCTAGTTAGCTGGCAGGCGCGCATTTTGGCAAACAGTTTGACAGGACGTATAGCATTTTGGAAAATGTACGTATAGGTAGGGCGAATGTGTAGAAGAAAGGTGGTTGATATTAAAACGCTCGCTTAATCGCTCAACTGAACGCTTAACCGCTCTATTACTCGCTATCGCTCGCTTAGTGAAGTGTTTATACCACTTGTTAGTGTTTGTACATATATCGTTAGGTTAAGTATTAGGAATATTGTTAGAGAACTGTGATTATTTACATTTATTTTAACGGGCAAGGAAAAAATATATAAAAAAGTTAAAAAAATACTTGACAAATATTAGAAAGTGTGTTATAGTGATTTTCAGAAATTAAATCTAAGGAGGCTTTAAAATGAAAAAGATTTATAAAGATTTTTTAAAAGAAGGGAAATTTATGATGGTTGGCCATACTTCGAAAGGATATGAAGTATGGCAATCAAACAAAGAAAACTGGGTACTTATACTTAAAAGAGTACAGTATGAGTACTCAGGAGATACAATCCGAGATGGAGATAATGTACATCTCCATTTCGAGATTGTAGACTCTTTTTCTTTCTCCGAATGGGGAAAGAAGAAAGAGGAATATATTAAAGAAGCTGAGGTTAAAATAATTAGGTTTAAAAAAGTAGAAAAACCATGGCCATGGAATATATATACGATCATGATAAACGACAACAAGTACTCATTCAAAACATTAGATAAGTATGAAGATGAAGATAAATTAAAAAAAGATATTTTATTTAGATACAAAAGAGGCGACCTTACTCCAATTGAGTAAGACTTGCCTCTTTTTTTTATTTTAAATTAATGGAGGTGATAAAATGAAAAAGATTATTGATTTAAGGAACAATCCTATTAAATGTCATTTGAGCAAAGTAAAGGCTATTTATGGAGATCATTTAGTTTACACTGACTATGGCTTATCACTAATAAAAGAAGATACTAAACGATTTCCGACATATGTACATATTTTAGTTATTTACAAATAACTCTAGCGGGCAGGTGCTTTTTCTGGGGTTAATTCACAAAGGGAGCAAATATTAAATTAATTTAAGGAGATTTTAAAATGAGAAATCAAAAACTATTCATTTTTTACTCGAACTTGTATAACAAACTCATGAATGTATATGACTTCTACTTTCAAAATAAAAACAGAAAACAAGCTGATATTATTCCCAAACTTATGCTTAAGATCATCAATATACTTTATACTGTTTAGCTCCAGCGGGTGCTTTTCCTGGGTTCAATTCCCAGGTGGAGCAAATAAAATTAGTTTAGGAGAAAATAAAATGATTTATGATTACAAAATAAAAAAAGCTAAGAGAAATTACCAATGTAATAAATGTAAGCGAATGATTAAAAAAGGTGAGGAATATTTAAGATTAACATCATCTTCGGGTAGCACAGCTTATCATTATAAATGCATGCGTGATATTTTCATAAAAAATCTAAACCAATTTAAGGAGCAATCAAAATGAAAACTAAAGATTATCAAGAACTATTTAATAAAAAATTAGAAAAACTAAACAATCTCAGAAACAAACTTTACGAAGCTATCGATCCAAATAACTGTATTGTAAAAAACAAAACAAAAATACGTAATATTTGTTATGTTTGTCCGTTATATTCATTGTGTTATAACCTTGATGATATTACTTATCACTTCAGCAAAACTGTACAAGAAATATCTAAAAAAATAAATCAATCTAAGGAGAAGATAAAATGACAACAAAAGATTTAGAAAATAAAGAATTAATATTAATTACTGATTATAATGAGATTCTAGAATTAGAAAAACTTACAGGTATCGATTTATCGGAATACCGGTGCTTGTTTGTAAAAGAAGATAACGGAGAAATTGTCGAGATTTATGCATGTGTTAATAGCGTTCCATATCTTGATAAAAATGTATACAAGATATTATAAATCCCAGAATCTACTACAATAATTCAAGGAGGATTTAAAATGCTTACCAATTTACAAAATTATTACAGAGATTCTTATGAAAACTATCTAAGATTAAAAAACCAGTTTGAATTACAAGACATCGAGCACGAATTAGAGATCGAACAAATGGAATTTGTAGAGGAAAGTCTAGGGTATCATGATAATTTAGACAGAATTCTTAAAGAAGAAAATATTATTTAATAAAAGGAGGCTAATCATGAATAGAATAAAAGAAAAGATTAAACAGTTAGAAAAAGAATTAAAACCTTATAAAATGAAAACATTTAAAGAATTAGAACAGCAAGGATTATATAAAGTTATTGAAAAACAAAAAGAATTATGGTATTTAGCTTATCTTCAAAGAAAACAATACAAATTTTAAACTCAATGAATATTTTAAAAAAAGAAAATACTACTTAAAACTTATCGGCTAGTCTTTCGGCTAGCTGAATAATTTATTTAATCTAAAATCAAGTATCAAGGAGGGTAATCATGAATGTAATGTTAAGGCGAAATATCTACAAAAAATATTACTTAGGTTACGTTAATAATGGATATGATATGGAAATAGCAAAAATTAATGGAAAATTTTACCTTGCTTATCATAATTCGGGCAATAAAATTTATTTATCAAAATTTACAAAAGAAGATTATAAATTATTAGAAAAGCTTGAATTACCAGTTAAAAATTGTATCATTAATACTATTTTTGAAGATGCAAGAAATAAATTGTATTATAGATTAAAATATTGCAAGGAAAATTGCCAATATAAATGTATTAAAGGATTAGATTATAAAACTATAGAATATCAAGGAGGTTAATCATGAGAAAAGGAAACCTTATAAAAGCAGAGATTAACTACCCTAATAATCCTAAACTTAATGGTATTTACATCGGCAGAGTTATTCAATTAGGTTGTTTTCGGTCGGGCTTTGCTTATTTTAAGCTCGATTGTAAACCTGACCTTGCTTTACCGAATAGCAAAAAATATACTAAAATACAGATATTGCGGAGGTAAAAAATGATTATCAAAAAACCAGTTTTTATAAAGCTCAAGGACGGGACATTAATTTACCGAAAAGAAAAAAGAATTTATTTAAAAAATAGAGAAGACAAAATCGGTATAGTCATTAAAGATAACGCACCTGTAAGATTGGTAGATGGTATATGGGTTTATGAAGCAAAATAGCAAGCTCGATTTCGGTCGGGCTTGCTATTATAAAAAAATATAAGCATTAGGAGGGTAAAAAATGAAAATAATAAAACTTAACAGTGATTATTGGGACTTTTATTTAGCAGTTTATCCTGACATTAACCAAAAAGATTTTGCAAAAATATTAGAAAAACATAAAGAAAACATGGAAGATTATACAATTGACACTTTCGTTAACTATCTCAATGAGCAGGGTTTTAGAGCTTTAATTATTGTACCAGATTTCGAAATATACTTTTAAATTACAATAAGCAAGCTCGATAGGACTTCAATTCCAGTCGGGCTTGCTTTATTTTTTCCTTAATAATAACTCAAACAGGAGAATTAATCATGCGCTATGTCGAAAAAATACAGGAAAATACCATTTGTACACTCTGCGGTCGGCCGACCGTAACAAACATGGTAATCATACGACAGGGAAATAAAATCGTTTCAGTTACGGCCGAACCGCCGATTTGTCAGGAGTGTTTAAAGCGACTACAGAGCGCACGTATAGTTGAAAAATAAAACCTATATTGGATTATCTAATCCATATTTATTCTTATAAGATTTAAAAAACATTAGGGGGGGGGATAGGTCAAAAGACAGAGCTCCCGCAAGGCATTTTTTTAAGATGCGTTTTTTTTGCTAAAACGCTTCTTGTTATCTAGGTAACCAAATCTTAGTTTGATTACCCGATCGAAGTACATTTAATTAATCAAACAATCAAGAAGAAACAGCTAAGAAGCTGTTTGGAATATACACCAAAAAGTGCCTTTTGTCTATACCCCCTAGGGGTATTTTTTTAAAAAATTTTTAACAAAAATAATTTTTTTTGTTAATAGGATAGATGAAAATAATTTTCGTTGTGATATTAGATATTTTTTGTTAATTTTAATTAAAAAATCCTTGACTTTTTATTAATTTTGTATTATAATACAAAGCAATAAATAATAATCATAACTGACAAGGAGCGGTAATAATGGAAAAGATTAAAGAATATAAAGTTTCACGGCAGGGGCTTAGGGGTTTTGCAATAACTCTGCCTAAAATATGGGTAAAAGACATGAACCTTAAGCAAGGCGATTATATAATTTTTTATCGTGAAGGCGAAAAGTTAATTTTAATTCCTGAAAGAAAGGAAGGCAATAATGGATAAAAATGACTTATTAGATTTAGAATATTTCCGAGAAAATATGAAACATTGGGAAGACCTTGTAACTAAATGGATTAAAAAGAATAAAGAGCGAGAAAAGTTTTATTATTTTAAAATGAAACTCAACGAGATAGTGTTAGATTTAGATTTAGAAATAATGAATTTAAGGAGAGAATTAAATGAGTCAAATAAGTGATTTGCAAAAACCTTTTCACGATAACGAAATAGAATGGCGGGTTCAGATGTGTGGGAAGACTCAAGAGAGTAGAATATGGGCTTTATTAGTCCCATACCCAGACTCCCGCCGTATAATGGAAAGGCTTGACGAAGTTTTAGGTGTTCATAATTGGCATGATGAATATCGAGTAAATGACAAAGGTGTTATATGTAGACTTACTATTAACGCTGATGGCAAAGTAATATCTAAAGAAGACGGCGCTGATTTTACGGGCAATTCACCGCTTAAAGGTGCTATGACAAATGCATTTAAACGAGTTGCGGTTAAATTTAATATCGGTAATATTCGAGCACTTTACGGAATAGGAGATATTCTTGCTAAAGAAATTAGAACAGACTACCCGCCGAGAAATGAACATGTTATAAAGATTATTGATAGGAATAAAGGAATTCGAGCGTGGTGTTACCCGCCGAAGGTTTCTGAAATATTAAACAAAAAATCTAAAACAGAAATAAAGATTGAAGAAAATGGTAATGTGGGTATTGGTGAAAAAGTAAATGGATTTTCGGATGAAGAACTAGATTATCCACTAGATCAAGGAGAACTATTTTAAATGGAATATACTAATGTATATAACCTACCGGATTCTTTATCTTATGTTCTTTCTAACATTCGTGGTGAATATGATGTTGACCCAAATAACTTGAATTATATTTCAGCTACTACTCTTAATCTTCCGCCCCGTATAAGACTTTTAAAAGCACGCCATTATAAAGAAATTAAAAGAGATGTATCAGAGGAACTTTGGAGTCTTCTCGGTGAAGCAACTCATATGGCTTTAGGGCTTTTATTGAAATCCAAAAAAGATAGGTATATGATAGAACAAAGACTTGAATTGGATTTTGACGGAGTTAAGGTTACGGGGCGATTTGATGTTTATGACAAGGAAAAAGGAATTATCGAAGATTGGAAAATAACTTCGGTTTGGGCTTATATGTTTGGTAAGCCTGAATGGGAAAAGCAATTAAATGTTTATTCATATTTATTAAGAAAAAAATTAAACATCGAGCCGAAAAAAATTAGAGTTATTGCTATATTAAGAGACTGGAAAAAATCTGAAATGTATCGATATCATGATTATCCAGAAGTACCGTTCGGAGAGATGACTTTTAGATTATGGTTTCCGTCCGAACAGGAAAAGTATATAAAATCAAGAATTAAAGTACATCAAGAAGCTATCAATCTACCTGATGATGAATTACCTTTATGTACTCCAGAAGAGCGGTGGCAACGTCCGAATGAATGGGCTGTAATGAAGAACAAAAATAAAACGGCTTTAAGAAAATTTTATTCTAAAGAGGAAGCTGTAAAATATTTAGAAGAAAAAACTCGCAAAGATAAAAAAAATAAATACAGGATTGTATTTAGGGAAGGTGTCGACCGTAGGTGTATAGAATATTGTCCTGTAAAAGAATTTTGTAATTATTATAAAGAAAAATATGGAGAATAGGTAGATGGATATTCTTATAGGAATAGCGGTCAGTATTATAACAGTTTATTTGGGAATTGACCTTTTACTGTGGTGGAAAAATAATGGAAAAAGTTAATAATCAGGCGAAGGTGCTTTACTGCATGATAAACTCTAAATGGGCTTATGAAAAGATTTTATCGAGCGGAGTAAACCAAACAATGTTCAGTGGTGTATACCGAAAGATATTTAATTCAGTTTGCAGGTATAGAGCGGAGCATGATGTTAATACCATACTTGTAACTAATTTAGACATTAAAGACACACGAACGGTTTCTAAACTCTTTGATTTTGAAGTAATGACAAGCCTTTGGTCTGAATATGTTAAGGGATTAAAGAAAGATTTCGTTAATAGAAAATGGCGTGAAATAACAAGAGCAAAAGAAATAAAATTAACCGATATAAGCAAAATTATAGAGGAACTGGAAGCATTGCGGACGCTCGAAGAATGCGAGGATTATTCGCTTAAAGACATTATTTCGAGTGCAATAGAAACAATCGAGGCTCGCCAGTCTAAAGATTATATAAACGAGTTTAAACTTGGGCTTCCTGATTATGACATGCTTGGTCATTTTGAACGAAAATCTTTATTAGTTATAGGTGGCGAAAGTGGTCATGGAAAATCAAGTCTTGTACTCAATATGGTATATCGCTGGATTAATAACGGGCTTAGTGTTATATATTTTAGCTATGAAATGAGCGCTATTGTTATAGCGACAAAGCTTAATCTTTTATATACTGCTCTTGATTGGAATAAGACTTTCGTGATACGGGACGATCGATTAAATGATAAAGAATTTTCTAAACTCATTGATGGTTTCAAATGGCTTGAAGGTAAAAAAGTGGTTATAATAGAAAAAATGAAAACGGTCGATATGATGGAAACAATAATCCGAAGCTATCAGCCTGATGTATTTGTCCTCGATACCATTAACACGATGATTAAAGAGCAACATCGAGTAGATATAGCGCTCGGAGATATTGCAAGAAGGCTAAAAAGAATTGCAGTCGACACCAATTCACTAGCAGTTATTATAGCTCAATTAAAAGATATTCCAGAACGGCCGACCGATAAAAACATGATAAAAGAAAGCCGACAAATTAGAGATGAAGCAGATTATATGGATTTTATTTACCGAGAAGAAGAAAAAAATATCGTAGATTGCCCTGAAAAAATGAGAGGTATAATAGAGATATATAGAGTTAAAGGAAGGCTTACAGGCGTGGGGTATTGTTATTTGGGATTTGATAAATCTACTGGGCGAGTATTTCCGTTGCTCGAAGACAAAGTAAAAGAAATTGATAATTATAAATACGAATGTCGCATGAAAGGAATAAAAAGGTAAGAAAGGAGTAAAGATATGAATACAATTGTATTTATGATATTAGCATTTCTTGCTGGTTTTGGAATTAGTAATATTGTATGGTGGAATATAATGAAATCTTATGAAGAAGTAATAAATATATACCAAGACAAAAAATACAAAGAGGAGAATGATTAATGTTTGTTACAGTTTTTATTAATGAAAACTCGACTTATGGTATATATTTGAAAAAATTAGCTGACGCTAAAAATAATGAATTTTATAGTCTTGATTTTATAGATAGTGATGGGAATATAATAACTTTGAATATTGATAAAGAAGTGGCGCCAATATTCAAAAGAGATTTAATAAAGAATCTTGAATTAATAGAAGGAATAGAAATATGAGATGTTATTTATGCGGAAAACCAATTTCGCCCGATGAAGAAAAAGAATGTCGTCGCAAAGCTGTGCCATATAAAATGCCCGATGGTAGAAAAGTAAAAATATGCGAATGTTGCTGGCTTGAGGTAATAGAAGAAAGCATACATAATCGATATAAGTTAATGGGGCGCCGATGGTTAATTAAACACGAAAAAGATAAAAAAGAAATAGGGTTATTTTAAGGAGTTAATTATGTATATTCAATTTAAAGAAGGGGAGTTTGATTATTTAATTCAAAGAATAATTGATACAATTATACCGCTCAGGCGGTCGCAACCCGTTAATCTAAAGCAGGACGAGTATGGTAATTTAATGATTAACTTAGACTTCTTAACATTTCATGAAATGAGGGCATTGGTTTACAGTGCAATGGAAGATGCGGGGTTTATCGTGTATGAATGAGAAAATCCGTAATCTTTTTTGGTTGGCTTTTAGATACTATTGCAGAAAAACTGGAATTACGGGTGATAAAGAAGAAAAACTATTAAGGCGGGGACTTGAGGAACAGTATGAATTTAGAGTTAAAGATGATTATGAACAGGCATTTTGGGCTTTGGTTACAGAAGCTCAAGCTCAAGCACCCGCTATTGATATGACTTATTACATTAAAAAAATGTGGGAGATAAAAAATGAAATTAATAAAGATAGGAAATAAAACTTATCGTCTGGCTAACAATCTTAACGAATGGCGTAAAGAAGTACGTAAACTCTGGTGGAATAGAGAAGGTGAACCTCATCATATCATGGGACGGTGGGGGATATTAAAACATCTTGTGGAGAATGGAATAATAATCTCGCCCGAAATACACAGAAAAGAAAAAAGTAAATCTTTAGAAGAGCGTATAGAATTTCATAAACTTATTAGAGATTTAGTCATTAATCGGTTCGGCGAGGAGTTTTATGTTAACCTCCTTAAAATCAGAGATAAGGAAAAATATATGCCCAAAACCCTAAAATGGGAGATTATAGAATGAGAGAAATAAAATTTAGAGGTAAGAGAAAAGATAATAATAAATGGGTTTATGGTTATCTTGTTATTGAAGATAAAAAATATGCCTATATTCATACTGGAGAATATGATTCGTATTATAATTGGGATGTTTGTTATGAAGTAATTCCAGATACAATAAAAGAATATACAGGTCTTAAAGACAAAAACGGTGATGAAATATATGAAGGAGATATTGTAAAGGCAAAAGGCATTTATAGTATTAGGGTGCGACCTGTTATTTTTAAAAATGGAATGTTTTGTATTGCTGGGGAATGGAGTCTTTTACCATTGGGATATTTTATAGAATTAGAAATTATTGGAAATATTTATGAAAATCCAGAACTATTAGGAGATAAAAGATGAAACTAATAGAAACTTATAAAATAACTTATAAACCTGCTGCCATGCTTTTAACTAAAAAATATTACCTTGATATTTATATCGACGATGATCTGAACCGAATAGCAAAACTGATAGACGATAAAGGAAATGAGATAGGACAGCTTGAAGAATTTGAGACATTAAGGTTTATCGGCATGATGAAAAATATAGATAGGGAGTACGCAAGAAATGGTTAAGAAAATTTATTTTTGCCGTAATTGTGCTACTAGTTTTATCGGGCGGAGTTTGCGTTACTGCATATTCTGTGGCGGAATGCTCGAAAAGATAGAAGATGTTGATATTAAACGTATAACACAGTACACAAAAATTGGTTGGGATTATGTCCTGCATAAAAAAGCACGTGTGGATAATAGAGGAAGGTATGTCAAGGCAATATAAAGAATGGAGTAAAGAAGAAATAGAAAAATTAATAGCAATGTGGCCGACATATAAAATTGTAGAGATCGCTAAAGAACTCGGCCGAACTCCGAAAAGTATAGCAAGTAAAGCTCAATCGCTAAAGCTTAGAGTTTCTGATAAGAAAGTAAAAGAAAACTATTCTTGGGGCGTTCATTATAGTGAAGCATTTTGGTGGACACCTTATACTGATAAAGATAAAGAATTTATTAAAGCTAATTATAAAACGATGACCTTAAAGCAGATGGCTCTTGCTCTTGGTCGCAAACCGTATGGTATTGCATACCAAATACAAGTATTGGGATTGAAAAAAGGGAAAGGGCGACCGAAAAAGAAAAAAACACTTATTCCAGAATATGTAGACGAAGATAGGTTTTATTATAATTATCAAGCAATACATTTTTTTAGTAAGCACGAAGGTATAATCGATTATATTTTTAATTTTAAATATGAAGGACAATAAAATGCCTCTAACAAGGGTTGGTCGAGTTGACCGCTGGACAGAAGAAGAAATGAATATCTTAAAAAATTTATATGGAAAAATATCCGTAAGCGAAATCGCAAGAAAGCTCGGCCGAACTCATAAAGCTGTATTATCTAAAATTAAAAAAGAAAAAATAAGATTGCCCGAAAAACTGGAAAGAGACTTATTGCCGAAATATGTAGACGAAGACCGATTTTATAAGAATTGGTATACAATTTGGTGGTGGTTTCATGAAAAAGATAGATTTAAGAGTTATGAGGAGATAACATGAAAGAAATATTTAGTAGTGAAAACTTTAGTATTACAGAAGTAGAGGAAAGCGATTTTGAAGAATGGATAAAAGAAAAATTTGAGGAGACGCACCCCGAAACCATTGTTCAAGAGGTGTTTAGAAAAGACGTAATGGATATATTAACGAGTGATCGTCATAAAACACGGGATGGCATTTTAACTATCTCTTATGATTACTGGGATAAAAAGTGGTATATAGAACATCCTGGATATGTGCGAGAAGCAGAAGCTGAAGGAGATAGCTATTTAGAAGCTGTGCGAAAATTCATGAGCAAGATGAGACGGGAAAATAATTATGTCCTCTATCAAGAGATCGAAGATAGGGCAAACTCAAAGCTTCCACCCGAAATATCGATAGAAATTGAGAAAGATTGGATAAGCATTTATCGTACTGTGAAAGGCCAGAATAGATTAGAAGTAGTTGCCCGTTATCATATTGAGGGTTCAGATTTAAAAGATATACTTCAAAGAGTAAAAAATATTATCGAGGAGTATATAAATGAATAAAAGAATAAAAAGATATACAATGAGCATTGTTACTAAAAAACCTTTTCTAGGTTCACCAGATGAGTTTGATTGTTTACACCCTATAGAAGCTCCAAATGGTGAATGGGTAAAATGGGAAGATGTAAAAGATTTAATAGCTTTACAAAAACATTTTGAAGAATCGGGTAAATTAGATGCAAGGGATGAAAAATTATATAAAAAAGAGGGGGTTGGAGAATATGAAACTGATAATGAAATCTGATTTTGAAGGATTTACTACTTATTGTGATTTTAGAATGTCTGTAGATAGTATTGAAGAAGAGAGAGTTTTGGTTAAAGTTTCGTCTCCCAAAAAACAGTTTTACATTGATATGCATTTGAGTGAGTTTAGATTTTTTATAGATTCTTTTTTGAAAAATTTGGAAAAGAAATCTAATGAAAGAGATAAAGAACTGTATGGAGGCAAAAAATGATTTATGCTGTTAATGAAAGTTTATACGAGGATAACGATGGACAAATATAAAAAATATCTTATAGATGGTAATTTACTTATATATGCTTTCCGATATGCACTTAAACGACATTCTTATGCAGTAAGTGATGTAGTAGAAGCTATTAAAAGTTTATGGAATGATTTACCAGTTAATCATAAAAAATTAATTAAAAAAGAAATTGAGCTTCAATTAGACCTTGTTAAGTTGGGAGTAGAAAAAGAATTTGAAAAGATTGATAGCGATATGTGGAGAGAAATTCTAAAATTAGGAGAATAAGGAGAAAAATAATGGATTTTAGAATCTGGTTTCTTAGTACTGGCGCCGTTATTACTGCTTGGTTATGTTATCTAATTGCTTTAGGTTTGTTTATTTCAGCTATTTGGGATAAAGGTAAGAAAGCTCGTACTGCAGGAGCGATGGGATTTTTATTTGT